ACCTTTATTAGAATATTTAGGATATCCTATTATTGATACAACAAAACAAACATTAAAGAAAAGTATTGAAGGAACTAAAGAAATTATAGATGTAGCGGCTGTAGGAGCAGATGCAACATTAGATACTTTAGAAGAATCATTAGATGGAAAAGCTGATATAATGAAATCATTAAATGATGCGAAAACTAGAATGGATAATAAAAGAGCTAGTATTAGAAATCAAGAAACTGTAAATGAACCCGAACCAGATGAAAGTGGCAGCACTACACAAATGAGTAGAACAGGAAAAGCAGGGTTTTGTTATATAGGTGAAGATAGAGGAATTCGCAGTTGTATTCAAGTAGGGGAAAATGACAAATGTATTTCAGGAGATATTTTTCCTTCGAGAGATATATGTGTAAATCCAAATCTCAGAATGTAACTAATATTCTTCTGGATAATTATAAAAATCATTATAATGAATTATATCATTTTTATTAATAATATTTAAAATATCATTATTAATATTTTCTTCATTAATATTTTCTTCATTAGTTTTATCAATTGATTTTTCTATATTATTTATTTGGTTTTCATATATGTTTTCTATAGTAATATTTTCACTTATATTTTTTGTAGAAATATAGTTATTAACATTATCTATATCTTTATTATCTGCATCTTTATTATCTGCATCTGTATTATCTAGATTATCAGAACCAATTTTTCCAACAGGAAAACCTTTATCCCCTGGTTCCCAAGAACGTTAGGGCCATGTAGTTCCTATTTTTGAGTAACTTATTCTCTCTTTATAGCCAATTAGTGGTACTGTTTTATCATAACATAATTCTTTATATCCAGGAACATTACTATTAGAACTGGGATTACATATTGGATTCTTTTTAGATGGACAAATTAGTATATTTTCAACTCGTTCTAATTTTCTGATATTTGGATTACTATTACTATTAATACTTTTATTGTCAAAAGTGATAGTTACATTTCCAGAAATAAATGGTTGTGTTGCCCATGATTTTTGTTCAACACCAATAGCTCTAGCTCTTCTTGAATATATTTGTTTTTTAGATAAATTAGCATTATTATTTTTATATTTTAAAATTTCGGCCTTTCTTCTCATATTAAGTTGTTCATCTGTAAAACTATCTAAACATTGAAAACCCATTGCCCTACTCCACGGTCTTTCAGAACCATCAATTGGAGGATTAGGAAAAAAATTTCTAGGTGGAACTCTTCTACATGTAGCAAAATTAAATGACATTTATTATAAATAATTATAATATAAATTAATAAAATTTATAATTATTTAAATTATTTAAATTATTTAAATTATTTAAGGGTTATATCCATCATGAGCTCCAGAAAAATACCAGCGAGTAGATAAATATTGTGGTAATGCTTTAGTAATATCACTACCTTCCATTCTGAGATTAGGTCCAGAATCAACAATTGATTGTATTCTACCTAAACCAATTGCTCTAGCAAAATATCTTAATTCGGATACATAACCATCAAAACCACCATTTAATGTAACCCATACATCATCATAATTTTGTTTAGGAACCCCTTGTAAAATATGACGTTTTGTTAAAACACCATTAATGTAAACATCTAATTGATGTTGATCGCATCTTACAATTATATTAACCCATTTATTTATTGGGATATCTTCAACAAGAACATCTTCATTCATTTGTTCAAAAGTATTCATTCTAATTAATAAATTTTGTTGATTATCAGTAATTGGTGTTAAATATAAACCAGGAGAATTATTTGGTTTCATAATTCCATCATTATCATGAGCATCATTACCTCTGCTAAATACATGTTTATATTGATCTTGTTTATAAATAGGATCATCAATAAAAATCCATACAGACCATGTAAATTCTAAACCATCTGTTCTATTTCTCGATCTTAATATTGGAATTGAATTTGGAGAATTAGGATTTGTAGATATTCTAGACATTGTTTTTCCATCTTTCATACCTCTAAATAAAACTGGATCTTCACTGTATGAAAATACCCATGTTAAAGATGATGCTCCTAATCTTAATAAAATAATAAATACAAAAATAACAAGAAGTAAGAATGAAAATTTGGCTATTAAACTATTAGATTCTAAAAATTCCTTTGTACTATTTAAATAATTATTAGTATTATCAAATAATGCCATCTTATATATAATATATAAGAAATTTAGATTGAAATGTTAAAATAATAAATATTATTTAAATTTTATATATTATTTGCCTATTTTATTATAAATTTCTAAATTTCAAAGCTGCCTTTTTCTACATTATCTACTAAATAAGAGAATTTAATTCTATATTTATTGAAGAAATTAGTTTCAGAAGTTCCTGGTCCTTCTCTATAAACATTGAATGCTTCTTGGGGGTTAAGGGGGTGAGGCCAGAATTTCATTCTTCCAGTCCACCCTGAGAAGCCACCTGAAGGAGTGATAAATACATTTGCTGTATTATCAGCTCTAGCTACACCAGGTAAAATACATGTTCTAACTAATTTACCATCAATATAAATATCTAAACTTCTTCCATTTAATGAAACAATTGCATTTACCCATCTTTGTAATGGAATATTTTGAACACTACATGAGAAAGGTTTGCTATCGTGGCCATTAGGACCATATGTAGATAATTCTACATTAATATCATTTTCATATTTTCCTAAAGTAATTGATGGATTACCTCCTCCATTTGCATTACCACCGCGTTGTAAAATTACTTTTTTCTCTCCTAATCTATGATTCCAATTTTTAATGTATATCCATACAGAATAAGCAAAGTTGTTATTGCTATTACCTCCTGGTAAATCAGATGCAGATATAGTTTCTGCTTTTTGTGCTGATTTTAATGAACTTATTTCATTATCAGGATAAAGATATTTGTATATTAAATAGATTACTAGTATAATGACTAAAATTGTTAATATATTCTTAACTAAACCCATAATATATTATATGGATAGAAATTTTCTAAAATTATATATATTATATTATTTTTAAATATCAAATAAAATATTATAAAGTAAATGACAATTGTCTTATATTTCTTAAAGTAAATGGTTTATCTGAATAAATAATATTCTTTATTCCTCCATATATACCATTGTCCTTACCTGAAATTACATTATCTACTCTCATGTATGGTATTATACCTGGTAACGTAGCTACTAATTCATTATTAATAAATATATCTACATTACCACTATAATAATTTACAGCTATATTATTCCAACTTTGATATAGAAAATTTTTTGTTTTAAATACAGTTTCATAATCACCATTACTATTTAATGCTTTAAACATTAAATTATTATTGTAATGTGAAATTATTAATTTATTAGCATAATTCATTAAATTTGAATCATTTGAATATGCAGGACTAGTGCTAGGTGGTTGCGGATTTATCCATAAATCAAAATACAAACCATAATTATAATTGAAATTTTTGTCTTGTATTCCTTTTAAATTTTGAAAAGTTCCTAATACTTTCTCATGATTTGTATATATAGGATCTTCTTGTAAAATTGTATAATTGGAGTGAAAAAATTTATTGTATAAAGATGGAAAATTTTCTTTAACAAATGGAATAAATTGTTTATTGTATAAGTTTTTAAAAATTGGTATTAATATATATAATCCAATTAATATTAATTGGATAAAGAATATTATCCATGTTGTTTTACTAGTTATTTTATATTGTTCTCTCAATAAATCTATAAAATCTCCAACTAAACAAGGTAAATATAATACAATATTTATAAATAATCCTAAATTTGGATATGATTTTTCAATTCCAGGTAATGATGAAGAAAATAATTTATATAAAAATGATAAAGTAAATAAAACTATTAATATTTCTAATAATCTTGTAAATATACTAAAAAATACATTCATTGTTGGATTTTGGACAAGAACAATTATTAAATAAATAGTTCCAAGTAATAATAATAAAATTAAAATAAATGAAAAGGTTATTTTAAATAATTTTTTATAATTATTAAATTCATTTAATTTCAATTGAAAAAAAATAAATAATGATAATATAATAAATCCAAATATTATTAATATAATATTCATAGGAATATCATATTTTTCATCTAATTTAAATGGGTTATAAGAATAAAGAAAAAAGGCTGTAATTGTATAAATAATTAATCCTGTAAATAAAAATGTTAATAAATGTTTCTTTTTAATTTCCATTTCTATAATAAATAAATATTTTATATATTTATTATAACATATTTTCCATAGCTGTTTTTTTTCCATGACAATTTTTACATAATGCTTCTAAATTACTTATATGATTAGAACCACCATATTCTAATCTTACTTTATGATCTACATCATACCATGCTTCTAATTGATTTTGACAATGGGCACATTTCCAATTTTGTTGTGATGCTACATATTTTTTCTTTGTCTCTCCAACACTTCTTTTATTACTATTTCCACCTGAATTCATCATTCTTTTTTGTTGAGGTGTATTATAATTTTGAGTATTTAAATTTGAATATATATTACCAGCTGTTAAAAATGGGCTTATCATATCAGCTGAGTCTTTATCAATTGGCATATATTTAATAAAACTATTTGCATGTGTAAATAAATTTCTCGTATATTGAGGATATTTTTTCATAAATAAGTAGAGAGAAAGACCTATAAATCCAATTCCTATCATTTGATAATATTTTTTCCATGATTTAAGTATTTGAATATATTTACCATCATAATAAGTATTTATTATAAAAAAAGCTGTTATACCAAATATTAATAATTCAAATTTCATTTTATAATAATTATTAATATTTTATTTATAATTATTTTTTGTAAGGAATACATTCACCTTTACTATTTTTTCTTGTTCCATTGGGACAACGTTTTCTTTTTTTAGTTGGAGATTTTTGTTTAGAAGATTCTCTCTTAGGAGATGATTTCTTTTGTGATATTTTAATTTTCTTTTCTGTTTTTTTAACAGTTTTTTCTACTTTTGGTTTTTCTATTTTTTTATTTTCAGGTTTTCCATTAGAACTATTTGTTAATATTTGAACAACTTCATTATTATCAAGAATATTATAGCCAAGAGTTTTTATATTTTCTAAATCATTAACTAATTCATTAATATTTATTTTTTTTGTTGAATAATAACTGTTAAAACAATATTTAAGTAATAAATCACATGTATTTTTAATGTAATATTTTAACGATAAAGCATTCTTTACTTCATTTCTAAAATAATTATTTCTAATAAGAGGAGAATAACTCATTATGAATCCCCATACATCACAGTTATGTTTGTATACATTGTTATAATATTCTTCATCTTTAAACATTGGCATATAAGCATCAAAATCAGTAAATTCATAAAGAATTTTGGCAATATATTTTGAAAAAAATAATAAAATTAAATTTTCATTTTTTTTTAATCTTACACCATAATTCGCAAATATAGGAACAATAATATAATTATTCATGTATCTAATATGTCCTTCACCTCCTATTTGTTTCCATAATTCAAACCAATTTATAGCAACTAATTCTAGTTGTTCCATTATAAATGGGCTATTTTTATATATATTATTTATTTGTAACTGATTAGGATACCATTTTTTAAAGTAACTATTAAATAAAATATTTGAATATGGTAAATTAAATTGAACAACTCTATCAGTAATAACAGAAGGAATTTTATTACCTTTTTGTATTGAAGCTAAACCCCAATCTATTATTCTACTATGTTCATCTTTATAAAGAATATTTTCACCTTTTAAATCATTATGAAACAAACCTAAATTGTTCATGGGAATTATTCCATTTTTTAATAAATCTATTAAAGAGGCATTTAATGTTTCAAATTTAACATTATTTTTAGAAAATATTTCATGAATGTCTTTACCACCATCAGGCATATTAATAATCTTAACTTTATTCAAATTATTATTTATATTTTTTGCATTTAAACCAATTCTAGATAATGAATTACAAATCTCCATATTTTTTTTGTCCTCTTCACTTAATAAATTTGGTTTACACATATTCATATCGCCTAATAAAAAATATCTATCATTATTTGGTATTTTTAATATTATGTTTTTAACATTAGATATTTCTTTCCATTCAGTATCAGCATCGCTATTTGATAACATTTTACTTATGCCAGTTGTTCTATTATTACTACCTTCACATTTTAACGCTGGTTTAAAAACACAACCATAACCTCCTGCTCCTATAACTTGACCACCATTTTTAACTCTCATTATTAATATAAATATAGATTTTAATATAATTATTTTTTATAAAGATGAAAACATCCAGCTATTAAAATTAAAAGTAATGCGAAATATATATATTTTTGCTTCTGTTTCATGTCATTATATATAATTTCCTCTTTTGGTTTATAATTATCATAATATTTAGATAATGATTCTTCTAAAGTAATTTCTTTTATACCTAGTGAAAAATTTATTTTGTTATGGATAAAATGAACCCATTTAATTAATGATTCTCTAGAGTCTAAATAAGGAGTAACTGGATAGTTATCTAGTAAATTACTGAAAGAATTACCTATATCAGGAACTGGCATTAATAATGGTAAATTATGAAAAAAATCATAATATTTTTTTTTAGTAGTTTCATTAGGAGTTAAAGGATATGTAAGAGCAATAGTATGTAATACAAACCAATAATGAGGTCCCCATATT